TTTGGCCAGGCCGGAGTCGGTCGTCAGAATCTTCTGAAGCGCGGTGTTGCCGGCGAAGTACCCAGGGATGCTTCCCCCGTAGTACGCCGTGGTCAGCTCGTAGCCGCTCGTCTGAACCGCCTTCACATTGATGGCGTTCAGTTGGCCGAGGATGTCGGTCCCTGCCGTAGCCCACGAAGCGGAAATGATACCGTCGAGCTGGTTCTTGTTCGCGGCCGGGACTTCAAAGTCAATGGTGATTTGAGCCCCGCTGGCCGAAGCGAGCAAGTTGCCCTCGCCATCGATCCAGATTACGCCTTGGGTTAGCGCCGAGTGCACGCCTGCACGGCGCAGGTTGATGAAGAGCTGCAAGAACGTCTTGGTCTGACGATCTATCTCCTTCGTCCCACGCGCCTGCTGCTGAGGCGAGTCGAACATGCGCAGTCGCCGAAGGACAATCGGCTTGTGCACGATATGCTCGAATGTATGGATCAAGGTTACGGGAACCTCGGTCACATTGTCTTGCTCGCGACGCTTTGAGGGACTGCCATAGCGAACGGCTCTTGCCGTCTGCCGGGTGCCCTCGACTTTGGTGTAGGTGCCCGTGTTGCCAAGCTCGGCCACCTCGTGAACCGTGTAGAAACCCGGATCGACAATGTCGGACGGGGTTCCGTTCTTCACGGTGTTGATGACGCCCAGGAACGTTTCCGCCCCGAGGATTGATTCCAATGAAGGCATGATGCAAACTCCTTTCCTCGGGTTAGACGAACAGGTCGTCGAACATCAGGTTGGTGGAATTCCGCAGCTGGGTCCGAACATACGTCCGAAGGACGGTGTTGCTGGGCCAATTGATGATCTGCGAAGAGTCCACGAATGCGCCGATCAGGGGCTCATCGAACGGCACGTCAATGTCGTTCAAATCCTGGTCGGTCACGGTGATGCCAAACGTGTCCGGGATCAGACACAGCATGGTCTCGGAGCCGTCGTCGGGCTGAATGAAGCTGCCCGAGATAGCGTCCGCCGCCACGGCGGTAATGGTGATAACGCCCGTGGTGGTATTGACTGCGCTGTAGGTCACGGCTTGAACTGCTACCGTGCCTCCCGCTGTCGGTGGACCCGTCAACTTGAACGTTCCCGTCGCGCCAATCCTGCGCACGATTTCGACTGCGGTAGCCGCTGCAACGGTCAGCGTCGTATTGACACTGGCGCTCTGGTCGTAGGCAGCGGTCAACACGCCAATGATACTCGGCGCGTATTTGGTGCCGGTTGTAACGCGGCCCATGACCATGCCTGCTCGAAGAACATCCAGGTCACCCGTGTTGGTCGGGTCACGCGACAATGCGCCGTCGATGACCTTTCCGCCAGGAATGAATCGGCTGTGCTCCGGGGCTGACCAAACGAGGCGTCGAGCGGTAGCGGTACGTGAAGTACCGATGCCCGGCACCGCGGGGGTCGGAGGTCTTGCCATAGTAATACTCCTGTTTCAGTTTGCGCGTTTGCTGCTGCGCATGTACTACGTTCTGTGGACCGTGCTCAGCGAATGGTCTTGAGCATTGCTTCGCCGCGCTCCTTGTGGTCCGCCTTTGCTTCGGGGGTTTGGGTTTCCGGGATGTCGTCGTTCGCGGGCGGCTTGAGGTCTTGCGTGCCCGATTTCTGCGACAGCGACACCGGCTCGTTCGCAGCGAAGATGTCGAGCACCTTGCGCATAACCGTCACTGATACTTTGCCGTCCTTGCTCTTGATCTTCGACGACAGCATGAGGGGCGCGTCGCACAGGCCGGCCAACGCCTTGCTCGCAGCAGGCGTAATCTTCCCGCCTTCAACGAGCAACGACAGCCGCTCCGTGATGACCTCGCGCCGTTCCGCCAAGACATCGGCGTCCGGCTCTTTGGCACCCTTCACGCTCAGTTGTAGCTTTTCGGCCTTGGCCTTGACTTCGGTCAAGTCTGCCTCAAGCCCTTCGATTTGCTTGGCGCTGGCAGCTTTACCTGCTACCAGTTCGCCAACCGTTGACAGCGCAAGCTCTTCGGTGAAATCATCACCGTCTGCGCCCATCGCTTCCTGCAACGCCAAGAGGATTGACATGTTCACCTCTTTCTCTACAGGTTTACGGTATACTGGGACAGGTGCGCCGTTTGCGCCTTGCCCTCCACTCAATGAGACCGGCACAAAGTCTTCCTGCCCCGGCACGACTGGCCGTTGCACGATGGCATTGTGAACGATGGTCTCGCCATATACTTCCTCATCGGAGTCGATGAAGTCTTCTACCTGGATAGATGTATTCTTGCACGTCTGCACCAGGTCAATTGCTTTCTGGCCGCGCATTTCGTGGAGCCCGTAGAGCTTGCCGTCTTCGATCTCCATGCCGGTCAGGTAGCCGCGGATAGCCTCAGCCCCGTCTTCATGGTCAATCACGACCTCTGTGTCGATGCCCTTGGCCAGCCGCTTGTTGTGGTTCTTCAGCCAGTGCTCCATGCGGTCGTTCGTGACCGGGATGACTTGCCCTGTTTTCGGATGTACGTACAATCCTTCACGGATCAATTCTTTGCGGAACGTCTGTTTCAGCGGCTCATCGGAGTCCTTGACAGCCGCGCCCTCGGGAACGAACGTATCGGGGTCGGCGTTCAGAGCGTAGCGTCCAGGGGCTGTGCTGCTCAAAGTCTGCTTGATCGTATGCGCCTGCCGCGACGCCCAATGTTTGCCGGCGCGTCCGCCCCACAGAAGCCACGCGACACCAGCCGGACTGTTCGGCGCGGCGAGCGCGAAAGAGGCATGCGAAGCGAACCAGGCGGCCATGCGCTTGAAGTGCCGCTGCGACGTGGCAACGCCCTTCACCAGTTGCTTCGCACGCTTGATCGTATACGGCGACAGAGCAGGGCCGGCAAAGCCGTCAGCGGCCAACTGTAGGCCACGCGCCATAGTGACGCGCACACCAACCGGCGGCACGTAGTCAAGCATCGACAGGGCCGCGCGCTTGCGTAGCGTCTCGCCGTCGGGATGCGTTTCGAGGTGCTTTGCCGCGTCATCATTCAGCGTGTCGCCCAAGGAGCGAGCTGACGCCAGCGCGCCGCGATGCAGCAGCAACCGACCGTCCTTGAGAAAGTGATGCGGGTATGCCGTGCCAAGTGCAAACGCCTCGGGCGGCAACGCGTCCTTATCAACGTCGGTCCAGGCCGGCTCTTGCGCCATCGTCATGCTGGTATGCTTGATCGCCATATCATGGCCTCGCTATCTGTTGTCTCGCCGTGGACGCGACGCGCCGTCGGCGGGGAATGGGGGTCGTCTTGAGGACTTCGCCGGCAAACAGTGGCGGACGCGCGGCCAAGACATCGCCGAACGCCTTCCCAGGATCGAACGCCCAGCCCTTATCCGGGACCGGCTCTGTTGGCTTGCCATCAATTTTCTTGACCTCCGGCTCGGTTGGCGTAGCGGGCGCTTCATCCTTGAAGACAAGCAACTTCTGGCAGCGACAATTCCAGCCGTTTGGCGGCGTGTTCGTAGTCCAGTACGGATCGGCCTTTGGCAGCGTGACGCCTTCCATTGCGGCGTGCTCGGCACGCACGCGATCATCGCCCATCGTGACATACTCGTAGCCCCAAAGCTGTTCGTCGATAAGCGGATTCTGGACAGCCGCCTCGCGCCCGACGGCATAGCCGACTTGCGTTTGCGTCCTGAACATCGTCTCCAACAAGTACGGCTTGCCCAGCGCCTCCGGCCCGACGCCGGCCTTGGCGAATGCCGCGCGAACCTGTGTCTGGCCTTCCGCCGAGACGGTTGAGATGCCTTCCGCTCGCAGGCGCTTCAAGGCCAGGTCAACGTGTTGCGTCAGGCGTCCGTCTATCTGCGCCGTCAGTTGCGCGCCAACCTTGCCAAACCGCCTGCGCTGACCCTCAATGAAGGCGGGCGTGAAAGCCTGACTCTCGACGGCCAGCCGGGAAAGTTCATCATCAAGCAATGACATGGCCAGCCGCTCGCCCGTGTCTTCGCGCGCCTGCTGTACAACCTGCACTATGCCGAGCAGATACGCCGCGACCATGCCTTCCGACAGCAGCTCAGCGTAAGCCTTCAAGGCGCGTTGCCGCTCATTGCGCCACGACACCGGGTTGATGACAGCCTGCCGGAGCGCGCGCGACTGCCTTACGGCATCCTTCACGCCAAGCATTTCAATTCGCCGCTGAGCCACGTCGAAGCGCTGTGCTCGCTTTTGTATTGCTGCCGTTGCCACGTCTACGCCTCTTCGTTCGCTTGCGCGTTGGCCGCCGCAACAGCGGCCTTGATATCGTCAACGTCTTGGACCGGCTTGTCCGGGCGTTCCATCGGCTCGCCGCCGTCGGTATTCGCGGGGACGCCGGCTGCCTCAAGCACAACATCAACCGCCGCCATCGTCGTGAACATGTCCGTATTCATCGGGTTGCCGAAGATCGCTACAACCAGATCCCGGAAGAACTGCTTTGTCGCAGGGTCGAATCCTTCCCGGACGATGTTCACAGAGTTCTTCGCGTCCGGCCCGTAGTTGAGCGTCAAGAGCTGGTTGACAATCCAGCGGTTTGCCGTGTCGATGATCTCCTGGAGATTCAGCGCGGCGGCAGACGCGGCTATTGCCCCGTGCTCTGACGCCTCGGCTTTGGTTCCGTGCTGCCCCTCGCTGACCGCGCGCTCGGGCACCAGCCAGCCGCGAAGCATTAGGCTCTCGCGATGGCGTAAAGCTTGATCGAACTCGCTGCCGTGCTGGCCGGTTGCCTCGAGGAAATCGAAGTGCCAGGTACGCAGCTTGTTGATGTCGGCGAGCAACGCCGCGTCGAAGCGTTCGTCCGCATTCGACGCGAAGATATTCGGCACGGCCAGCCCCTCGGCGCGGCCAAGGCTCGCGAGCAGCGCGCCGGCAATCACGTGGTTGTCAACGAGCTTGCCGTTCGCGTCGTGGCTCTCGCCTTGCGGGTAGTGCACCATCGGAATGACGCCAGCCACTTTCGTCATATACTGAAGCTGTTTCTTGCTCATTTGCTCCCACGGCCACCATGCCGAGGCGCGGATATTCTCATGTTGAGAGCGCCCATAGTAGTTCCCCCCTTCGCGGTCGAATGAGTACACGAGCGCGTTCGGCGGTAGTAGAACCACATTGCCTTGCTTCAAGCCGCTGAAGCCGCCGTGCTCGTCAACCTGGACAGTCGTCTTCTCGGGTACGAGGTACTTCAGGCGCTTGAGCACCAGCCGCGATTCGGCGTTGACCTCGAATATCTTCTCCCAGCTTGTCCAGCCAAAGTCAAGCGCGCGCACGGCGTCGTTGATGTACTGCGGCCAAAGCGGCTCCATGACAGAGCGAATGAACTCGACGCGCTCAGGCGGTACGTCTTCATCTCTCGGCTCGAAGGCGACCTTGGCCATGCGCTGCGGCAGCGTCGCCACAACGCGCGCCAGCGCTATCGTCGGGTTCTCACGCATCTTGCGATAGATGGCATACGTGCCCTTCGGAACGGGCTTGAGCTGCGCCGCCTGGCCGACGACAACGCCGTGGCCTGCCGGGGGCGCTTGTATTTTCGTCTTCGGCTCGCCTATCTCCGGCGGCTCTTGCTTCGCGTTTTCGCCCATGATGCTACTCCTTTAATGCACTGTCGGCCCGGCCATGATGACGTGACCGCCGACAGGCGCAATCGTGATCTTCCGGACGGCGTGCTCGTATGCGACATAGTAGCCGAGCGCGTCGCTGATATGCGTCAGGTCGCGCGTGCGCCTCTTGTCAAGCTCGCCGCTGCCGCCTTCCAATAGCTGTACGCCTTCAAGGTCTCGCACGACGTGCGGTGCCTTGGCCGGGTCCACGAATAGCCGACACTGGCCGGCGCTGTTCTTGGCGCGCGAGTTCATGGCGTTGATACGCGCGCGCTCGCTCGGGTTCGCCTTCGGCACACGCTCAGAGACATCCGTGAAAGCATTGCCGATGCAGTCGCGGACAAGATCCCAGTCGCTCCCGGCTACCTTAGCAGAGCCGCGCGCGCCGCCGGTCGCATCGCCGTACAGCCGGATAGGCCCTTTGTGGTGTTGCCAATCCTGGATAAGCCGACGGCAGACAGCCGGCGTGTTGCTGTTGTGCGGTATCCAGACCTCGCCGATAACGCACGTTCCGTCTGCCTGCTCTTGCAATATCGCGGCCACGCCGGGATCAACGTTGAAGTCAAAGCAGAAAGCCAGCGGTGCTCCCTCGACGTACTCGCATGGCCTGACGTTATCGGCCTCCGTGAAGCAATAGTAGGCGCGCCCGGAGAAGGCTATGAAGCTGGCGTCGTACTCCTGGGCGTAGACTTGCGCGTCCATCATGCCGCGGGCG